CAAAATATACTAGTACCTAGAATGGTAGCAACTGTAATAGGCATTTTAACTAAAGACATTCATGTAACTATAATTGCCGATATAATTAAAAAAGATAGAACATCAGTTTTGCATTATAAAAATACTCACAAATATAATTATGCTAGTTTTCCAATATATAGAAATACCTTTAATAAAGTTTGGAAAGCATATAATGAATTAGAAAAAGTTAAGCTTGTATTTTCTGATAAAGAAGAATTAGCAAGATATTTATTAAATGCAGGCGTTAAAATAGTATCTAAATCACAAGTAAAAATTAAAGTAATAAGTGGTAAGTGTAAATACTTAGTACCTACTAACTATTTAGATTTTTCAAATAATATTGACATAATTAACAAATCATTAAAAGATTATGATTATTCATACGACATTATAACAAAATGAAATCATTATTAAGTAGTAGTGCGTTTTTAGTTTTAAATAAAACTTTAGCTAAAAATTTAGGATTAAAAGAATCGGTTTTATTAGCAGACTTAATAAGTAAAGAAGAATACTTTATTGATAATGGAATGACTAATGGTTGGTTTTTTAATACTGAAAAAAATATACAAAAAGATACTACACTTACTCCTTATCAACAAAGAAAAGCTATTAAAAAATTAAAAGAACATAATATAATTATAACAAAACGAATTGGAATTCCTGCTAAACAATACTTTAAAATAAATGAAGAACAAGTTATTAAATTTCTTAACAACAAGTTATTAAATAAATCAACAACTATTAATAATAATAAAGAAATAATATTAAATAATAAATTATCTATAAAAGAAAAATTTGAAAATTTGGTTATGTTCTTTGATTACCCTAAAGAAATGAAACAAGACTTTATTGATTATTGGACAGAAAGTTCTGATACACCAAATGCTAAAATGAGATATGAGAAACAAAAAACATTTGATGTTAAGTTGCGACTTTCTCGTTGGGCAAAAAATTCCGCTAAGTGGGATAAACCAAAGAAAGCAGGAACTTCTAAATTAGATGCACAAATAAGTGAATGGGAAAAAGCAAAAAAATATATAGAGAAAATATAATAGAACTTGATAACTATTTTGCATATAGTGGTAAAGTAGAAATAGATGGTAAGTTTGTAAAGCCAAGTGATGATTTAATATATCATAAAAAATCTATTATAAAAAATGACATGACTAAGTATAAATTAAAAAACTATAAAAATGAATGAAGAACATACAGGAATACCTGCAATAGATAGAGTTATAAAAACAATATTAAAAGAAGAAAAAGAAATAACCTGTTGTGGTGTAGAAATAACTACAATTATTTTTGATAATGGTTTATGTCCAATTTGTTTAGAAAATATATGAAAACACTACAAAAAGAAAACATTAAGGAACTAACTGCAAAAGTCTTAGACTTAGTGGCTAAAACATCAGTAGAGTTAGGTCACAGGGCAGATGCTAAGACAATGGCATCACTATCACAAATATTTGCACATGACTTACAAACAGAAAACAGATTTAGACGAATGACATTTAACCAAATACAAGATGCGTTTCATATAGGGGTAAGGTATTGTGAGTTTGAACCTTTTTTAAATATAAAGACATTTTTCAGGTGGATTATTAAGCATAAGACAAAAGTGAATGATGCTTATTATCAAGTACATACACTAAATAAAAACCCTAACCAAGTTCCTTTTTATCAGGAACCTTTAAAACAATTAAAATGAAAACTATAAAAATAACTAAAGAAGAAATCAAGACAGGTAAAGATGCTATTAAATGGCATTTAAAAAACTATGGACATATTACAAGTTTAGAAGCTATAAGAGAATATGGTGTTACTAGACTTGCTAGTATTATATGGTATTTAAAAGAAGAAGGTTACACTATACATACAGAAGATTTAAAAAAGACTACAAGGTTTAATAGAACAACTACTATAGCTAAGTATCTTTATTTTAAACCAAAACCGCAGTTTGAACAAAAACTTATATGGGGATAAAAATTAAAAATTAAAAAAATGAATAAATATTATATACTGTTAAATAAAATTATTAATACAGGATTAAAACAAAAAAACAAAAAAGGAAATATTAAATATTTAATAAATGAAGTTTTATCAATGAATGTTAATGATTTAAATAAAATATTTAATGAACATAGGATAGCTAAAAAAAAGCTGAAAAATGAATTAGATTTATATTGTAAAGGAGTTGATAAAGTTTTAGAATATAATAAAGTTAATATTAATTGGTGGGATTATTGTAAACCGACAATGATTAATACTTATCCTAAATATTTTAAAAAATTACCTAAATTAATTAATAAAATAAATAAAGAAAAAAGACCATCAAAAAATTATATTTTATTTATAGGAGAAACAGGAATTGAAACAAGCCAATTGCCATGTTTATCTTTATTTCAATTTCAAATTAGTAATAATAAATTATATATAACGGTATATCAAAGGTCAGCAGATAGTAATTTAGGATTGCCTAGTGATATTTATCACGCATATTTAATTTCAAAAATGATTGATATTGAATTAGAAAATATTACTTTTTTTATTGGTAATGCTCATATATATGAAAATAATATAGATAAAACAAAATTATTATTAAAAGGAGAAAATGTAAATTTTAAATTAAATACATAATTTTTATGAAAAAATCTTTAAGTAAATTAAAAAAAGATTTAGATAAATGGTTTAGTTTATATATTCGATTAAGAGATAGTGATGATAATGGTATAACGAAATGTTTTACATGTGGTAAAGTTGATTATTACAAAAAACTTCAAAATGGTCATTTTCAATCACGAAGACATAATGCAACTAGGTGGGATAATAAAAATTGTCAAGTGCAATGCGTAAAATGTAATATGTATTCTCAAGGAGAGCAATATAAGTTTGGATTATATATTGATTTAAAATATGGTAAAGGCACAGCAGAAGAATTAGAAATATTATCAAAGCAATCATATAAAGTTACTAGAGGTGAATATGAAGACTTTATTAGTTATTACAAGCATATTGTTAAAAACTTAAAAAAAGAAAAAAATTTACAGTAATTATTTATTTATATTTGAAATATGACAAAACCAATATTTGCTGATGCTACACATGAAATTTTAATTAATGATTATATAAAATTAATGTTAACCTTTGCAAAAGAAATTTCTAGTAAAAGTAAATATCAAAATTTTAAAGAAGTAATGGAATTAGTAATAGAGTATCATAATAGCTATGGCGAAGATGTAGAGCAAGGTAATTGGAACGATTGGTTAATGATTATACCAATTAATACTTCTGTTATGGTTAATGGATATTTTGCTGGTATATATACAAAAAGAAATTCTGAAATAATTAACTCTTATAAATTATTATTAGATAATAGTTTAGAATTATTAGTAAGAGATTTAAGAGAAATAAATTTTAAAAATGAATGAAATATATCAGACCGTAGCAGATTGTAGAAAAACATTTATTAAAATGTCTTATGCATTTACGCAAGATATAAATGAAATTGAAAATGTAGTGCAAGAATGTTTAATGTATTTTTTACAAATGAATCCTGATACATTAAAAAAAATATACATAAAAGATGGAAGAAAAGGAATTATAAGTTATGGGGCTGTAATATTAAGAAGAAGTTATACAAGCTCACGTAGCGCTTATTTTTATAAGTATAAAAAATATTATACACATATTGATACAAACTATAGCAATGCTACATATGGTGCTAAAGATAGAAATGACGACCAAAATAAAAAAAATTTATATAACATACCAAATATTAATGAATATCAGCAATGGCAAAAACTTGAAGAAATTGACGAAGCATTAGATAATTTTTATTGGTATGATAGAGATGTTTTTAAATTATATTATTATGAGGGGAATACATTGAGTGGCTTAGCTAAAAAAACAGGTATAAGCAGAAATAGTTTATTTTCAACTATAGATAAAGTAAGAGAGCAAATTAAAGAATTAATAGATGAATAAGTTTTTTGTAAGTGATGAGGTTTATAATGATAGACTTAACATTTGCAAAAGCTGTGATTATTATTTTAAACCTACAGGAAGTTGTAAAGTTTGTTTGTGTTTTATGTCAATTAAGTCAAGAATTTCTGTAATGGAGTGTCCTCAAAAGTATTGGCTAAAAACAAATGAAATAGATAAAGATGTAGATATACCTGAAGAATTAATAGAAGAAGCAATACTAATTTGGGAAGATGTCAAGACCGGTATGGCGAAAAACCAAACAGTAAAAAAAAGAATGATAACATTATTTAATACAATTTACGGAACTTCATACGATACTGGAACAAGTTGTGGGTCTTGTTTAAACGATTGTTTTAAAGGAATAAAAAAAATATATGAAAAATACAGATAACACGCCAAATTATTACAAAGGAAAAATATATGGTTATAAAGCTTTTGATATTATAGAAGATTATGAATTAAATTATAATTGTGCAACTGCACTTACTTACATTTTAAGAAGTGATAGAAAACATAATACACCTAA